CTCTAAGGTAGATCCGCCTGGCTGTGTAGTAATAACCTGTATTGGATCAAAGAAGTCTAGGTCTAGGGCTGCAATAATGCCGCTATTGTAATTGTCTGTGTATAGGTCTAGGACTATAGAATCTACTCGGATAGTTGTCTCAGCTCTACTAGCGACATAAGCCTGTGCATAATCTAGGGCTACTGCATCGGTCTGCATTAGTAGATCCTGCAGGTTGTAGCTGTGTATAAAATACTTATCTATAGAGTCTTGATTAATGGCAGTTTGTGGTGAGCCGCCTGACCTGCTGACCTGCGCTGAGTTAAATATAAGGGTATCGTCTAGCTTCCAATTAGCGTTAGCATAAGGTATGCCTGTGCCATCATCGTTAAAGGTGGTAACTGTGCCACCTATTGACCCAGCAGTCACTGATCTATCCTGAAATACAAACTCGCCATTAGTGTCTACATAGAATGCGCCATACTCTGAATCTGTAACAGTTTGCAAAGCGTTGAGCGAAGTGCGTGCTGTGCCAGGGTCAGCCTGTAAAGTAGTCAAACCTGCATCTATATCACGAGATGTTGCAGGCCAGTCAATTTGATCTAATATTTGGTTAATGCGTGTGCCGCTAAGATCGCCAGCCGTAGCACCCGTAACTGTACTTATCTGTGCATTCTGCGCAAGCCTAAACGCATCTACAGCTTGTATAGTTGTATAGGCTACTTCGGTAGCATCTTTAGGTTGTGTATTGACGTATGACGTAATAAAGCCAGAAAATATGCTGTAATTATTACCGCTGTAGGTTGCAGTTATTTGTACCTTTTTCATAGGTGTTAGCAAAGTGTAATAAGGGCCAGAAGCATTAGTAGGGTTGAAGTCGCCATTCTGATCTACTATGCGTAAAGTAAGTGTGCCTGTTTGAAATTGATCTGCTAAAGCACTGCGCCCTCTAGCAGTCTGTATAAAATCTACCTGGTTAGATACATCAACAATTACAGCCGTAGAATCTGCTAACACGTTTACATCTAATAGCCCAGTGTCTAAAATCATTGCCTGTGCAAATGCTGGCCCAGTGCTAAAGTTTATTATTGCATTAACTGTAGGTACTGGCATTACTGAATACCACCAGCAGGTACTAACTTGTTGCCGTATTTTAGATTTACTCTCACTAACTCAGCTACAGCCTGTATTAAATTGTCGCTAGTTGCATTAGGCGCTATCTCTAACGTAGCTTGTGTAGGTGTAGATGCAGCAGCACCAGCAGCCGTAGGTGCTTGATTTGTTACACCTTGTGGCACAGTATATGTAGTAGATCCCTCAAATGGTGCTATTTGGTTACGGCCACGTGCTGTCATCTCACCTGTAGAAGTAAATAAAGGATTAGGCCTACTGGCTAGTACGTCTAAGAATGTAGCAGCACTGTTGGCGGCTGTCGCTAGTCTGTTAGCACCTGCAGCAGCTTCTAGTTCTGCGTTGTATTTCTTAGCCAGTGCCTCGTTATTATCTAATATAGCAAGCTGCGCCCTAATACGTAATTTAGTTTCGTCATCGGTTGCAGCGTTAAGGGCTGCAGTTAGTCCTATGCGTTCTAGATCAAACTTGTCTTTTAGTTTGTCTACTTCTGTTTTTGCTTTTACTTGTGCGTTTAATGCTTTTAATGCAGCTGCGGTGTCTTTAGTACGTTTCAATAATACAGCATTAGCACGCTCTATATCTTTAGTAGCACTTGCGCCCAATTCATAGGTAAAGTTAGATTTAGGCTTATTAGTTGACTGACCCAAACGAGACAAACTACCAAATACACTGATATCAAATAGAAAATCTGTTAATTTTTTTACTCCTGGCAGTTTTTGCAATTCTGCTATTAGCACGCCTACTCCAGTAATAATGTCTGCAGTTGTCTTGCCAAAGTTTTCCATTTTTGTTGCTGTGTCTGCAATACTTGTGTCTTTACTTAATGCCTCTAACGCACCTATTATCCCCTCACCAATTTCTTCTTTTACATTTTCTGATGCAACTTTAAGTATGTCCATTTTGCCTGCGTAGGTAGTCAATCTAGCTGCTGATTGCCCTGTAAACTTGTCATTTAATTCGGCTAGTATTGCATCCATGTCGCCAGCTTTTAGTGTGGCCTTACTTATGCCTGCGCCTAGTCTGCTAAGGCCTGCAGTATTGCCTGAAAATCCACGTGTTAATGCTGCGCTTACTTCGGTAAGTGATTTACCTGTGGCTGCACTTATGTTTAATGCTACGCCTAATGCTTCTTGGCTTTTAGTGATTGATCCAGTAACTGTCAATAACTGCTGAAATGCTGGCCGTAACTGATCGTCTAAGACTCCTGTAGTTTTCTGCAAGTTAGCTATAAAATATTCTACAGATGGTGCGCTAAATGCAAAGCCTGTATTCTTTAATTGTATCTCTAATGCTTTGGCTGCTTTCTCATCGGCTGCAAACGCTTTTACCGCATTCTTACTGTAGTTGAGTAATGCAGTGGCGCTAAAGACTGCTGCAAAGGTTTTACCAAAGCCTTTTATTTGTTTCTCAAAGGCGGATACTTCTTTCTTACCTTTTTTTAATCCCTTGTTATCAAAGGTGCTAAGTGCCGATACTACTAAGGTAGGCACAATTACACGCCCCTGAATCCACGAGCTCTACGCTCTTTGTAAAATCCTATTACCTGTGATCTTTGCTCTAGTGGCATCTTTTTATAGTATGCAAATATTGCATCATCTAACGCCTTTTTTAAGTCTGCGTATATTGGCCCTTGCTCTTTAGCCCAGACTTTGTAAATTACTCTACCTTTATTCTTACGACCTCTGCGCCCTACTGATCCTGCTAATGTTGCATCTACTACGTTAGGTAATGCTTGTATAAATTGCACACCAGCATTAGGGTTCAATGATGCGCCTTGTGCGCCTGTAGTTTTACGGCCAGCAGTCTCATAGATTGCGCCAGATGCTGACTCATTTGATACATAATTGTAAACAGAGTAGCCGCTTTTGTTTTTCTTATTAGGGCCTAATTTATATTTAATGCCTTGCCTGGCTGTGGCTTGATCGTATGCAGGAAACGGCCTGCGCTGACCTTCCATCGGCTCAGCTTGTTTCAGCCAGCCACTCAACACATTTTGATTAGATGGGAACTCATCTTTAGACTTTTGCGCTACTTTAATCATAGGTGTTTTTAGCGTGTCTTTAACATTCTTGTACATATCTTCGTCAAGCTCATCTATAGCTTTAAGGAACTCTCTAACGCCGTTTACGACTACTGGCATTTCGGACCTCCTTAGCTCTATCTGTCAATACTTGGATGATAGCCCGATACATCTGCGTATCCATGTCTCTAAACTCGCTAGGCGGTATTCCAGTTTCTACAGCTAATTGAGCAATACTGTAGAAAATAGAATCACGCCCAACTATTTTTTTTCTTCGTCGAGTACCTCGACCACATCTAATGAATCTATAAACTCGATGCCAAATAAAGGTACTGTAACGTTAGCCCTACGTAAGCACTCCCATGCAAGCCAGTAAATTTCGGTCTGCCGTTCATGATCACGTAGGACTTTACTAATTCCTGATCCGTACTTTAACTCAAAAGCGTACTCGACACCTGGCGTAATCTTGTGTTCAGATACTTCGCCATTAGCCCTTGTTATCTTTAGCTTTGCCATTACTACTCCTTATACTGTTACGTCTACTACGATAACACTTTGGCAGGTAAATGTAATTGACTGTGTGCTGATGTCGCCTACTGCGCCATTTACATCCTGTGTGTTATTTACAAGCACTGTAGTTTGAAACTCTGGGTTAGTTGCGCTAATTGCAGCACTTGTCTGCTTAATTGTTAGTGGCACTGTTGTACCCCATGCAGCCTGTAGCGTTGCGTTAACATTGCTTGCAGCTGTGTCATTTAAGAAGTCAAGTGTGATAGTGCTAGCCTCTAGGCCTTTTGCAAACTTATGTGCGGTATCGCCCATAGCTGTTACTTCTAATTCATCAAATGAACGGTTAATTGTTACGGCTGTTACGTGGTTGCTTAAATCCACGCTGTTCAGAGTAACAACAACGCCAAGCAATAACGATTACATAACTATAAGCCCTATGGCAAACTTTAAGATTTTAATAACTAAGCCAGCATTAGACAATCAAGGCAATCTAGCAGGCATGGAAGATTACATACTTGCAGTAGTAACAAAATTAGCAGCATCAAGTTTAGTAATAAATATATCTGCTATCTCAGCACCTAGTATAATTAGCGCAGCCAGCGGTGATTTATTGGTTAGTGAGATTACAGTTAACACCCTAACGAGTTGGAGTTAATATGAGCTATAAAGGATTTACAGATGAGGAACATGACTTTCTGGTCAAGATAGGCCAGATTACCGACAAGCCAGCAGCGGTTAAAAAACCAGCGGCTAGAAAAGATGAGGACAACGAATAATGGCAATCTATTTAAGCAATGGCGTTGTTGTTACTCTGAACAGCGTGGATCTAAGCAACCACGTAACAGCCGTAACAATTAACCGTTCATTTGATGAATTAGAAGTAACAGCTATGGGCGATACTGCCCACAAGTTTGCAAAGGGCCTAGAGGCTAGCACTATCACTATTGACTTCTTAAATGACACAGCTGCAAGCAATGTTAACGCAACGTTACAGGCTGCATGGGGTACAACAGTGCCACTAACAATTAAGCAGACAAGTGCTGCAATTAGCACAACTAACCCAGAGTTTCAAACTACAGTGCTTGTAAATAACACACAGGATGTAAATGGCGCAGTAGGCGACATCAGCACACAATCAATTACATTTACCTGC